GCTGATGGATTTTGATATCGAGCCATTAGAGCTCCTTTACAAGTTAATTTTTTATAGGATAACCTGTATTTTTGTGAGTGTCAAATTAATTGGCTAAAGGATTATCAAGTGCTCTTTGAAGCTTTTTGTTTAGTGCATCTTCAAGATTTTTAAGGTCACGCTCTACTTTTGCCTCTAAATCGTCCATGCGACTTTGATTAGAGTCTTGAAGACGATTTGCCTTTTCATCATAGTCGTTTTGTAGCCTGTCCCGTTTATTCTCAAAACGCTCTTCAGCATTTTGAATAATTTCACGAATTTCACCTTCAACTTTTCTTACTTCATCTTCTACACGGTCAGCTTGTTTCTCAATAGCTAAAATATCGTCTCGTAAATCACCTTTTATATCTCTAGCATAACCAACTGCTTCATCAAGCTTTGTCTCAATAATCTGCATACGATTATCATAATCAGCTATTTTTTCTTCATACTCTTGCTGTTGGTCTACAAACTCAATCGCTTGTTCTACTTTTTGGTACATCAAAAAACCGCCATAGAGTGCACCAAGAAGAGAGCCTAAAACAGCGACGAGCGCAGAAACGCTCATAAAAGTCACTTTAATGCCGAGAATGCGAAATTCTTTGTTTTTAAGATTCTCAATACCTTCTTCCATGTTCTCAAGTTCTTTACCTAAATCTTTTGCCATCAATTCTCTCCCTGTAAGCTTCTTAATTTTTCAAGCTCTGCCTCAAGTCTCATAATCTCTAGTCTTTTCTTTTTAAGTTCTAGCTGATAAAGAGTATTACAATTGACACGTTCTTTTGGTCCGTCCAAAGGTATAATTATTCTACCATATACTCCAATATCTTTTGAACTATTACCGCTACTATTACTAAATGGACTTTGATAGTTATCAATAATACCAGTTATGCCAAACTCCAGATTAGTAGAACCGCCTACAGAATTTTTACAGTCTAACTCTCCTGCCCTAAAAGAGTCTTGACCGTATGAAGAACCAGGACTTGGTATTTGAAGATTCAATGAACTACTTTCAGCTAGAGCAACAGACGGTAGTAATAAGATAATTGCAAATAACTTCTTCATTTACCTGGTCCATGAAACTTAGAACAGATCGTAGAAGAAATTATAGTTTTGGGGCTGGGATCTTGTCTAGAGCGTGATTTTGAACATACATACATAGCATTAAACCTATCTGTATTTCTAATATACACACTAAATTTAGTTCTTTCAAGATATTCTAATTTAAAAATTGAATAGGAGGATACAAAAGGAATAGGATTCCAGTCTTTATCAAAAACAGCAACCTCATAATATCTAACATCATTTCTCTTATTCAACAGCTCAAAATCAGCTACAAGCAACCCTTCCATATAAGATGGTTTTAGCTCAGGATATGTTGGTGTCATATCGTGAGCTAAAGAGTTAGATGCTACTAATATAAAAAATAGAGTTACGAGTAGTCTTTTCATAGATTACTGTGCTACACAAACTGCTTCTACAATGGCAGTATATGTACCGCCAGGAAATGCTTTATTACCACCCATTGTAGCAGAAACACTTGATTTAAACCAAGTTGAACCAGTAGCAGTTAAATCATACTGCGTAGTCTGACCGAATGTAACTTTATTTGTTTCATATGAAGCCATTCCCGTAGCATCACTGATAGCATCTACTTCAGTAGAACCAGTCCAAGTGATTGTTTCACTAATAGTCGGGCTAGAAGAGAAGGATGTTGGAGTGGTAATCTGAGCATAATAAGCATCAGCGAGAGTCACATCATAACGAACGACAGGTAATACACCTCCATCAGTTGCTGCAGTAGTCAGGGTGTAAGCATTTGGGTTCCCAAAAACACCAGGCGTATCTGTTGTAATGATACAACGAGATTGTACTGTTCCTTCAATTGGTACATCTTCAGCAAAAGCTGAAAAAGTAAAAATACTAAATATAATGATTAAGAGGGGATTTTTAATCATAAGTTCTCCTTAATATTGCATATCTATCATTTGTTCATGCAATAGTTGTTGGGCTAATCCATTTCTCAAGCCCTGTTTATTTTCGTCTAGTTTACCATCAACTAACTTAATTGATTCTGTATATTGCCCACCTTGAATTGTTTTGTTTAAATAAAGGTTATTTACTTGAGCCTGCATAATTTCATTCATTTGTTGTATTCTTCGGTTTTCAGCAAAGAGTTGAGCTGCGTTGGTATCTGCTAGCATAGCTAAACGATATTCACGTTTGCGCTTTTCCTCTTCTTCCGCATCCTCTTCTAATTCTTCTTCTACAATTTCTTCGTTAGCATCAATTAAAACTTGTTCCTCAGAACTAAGATTGACATTCTCATCTTGAGTTACGTCATAGATCTCAATTTCAGGTACATCAGGTATAGGAGTGACATATCCAGGACAATTAGGATCAAATTGTGGGTCAAAACAAGGATTTACTTTGTAAGAGTAAAATACTGCTGCGTCTTCAACAGTGCCGTCACCTTCTACCTCTATAGACCCATCCCCCCAAGCGGCACGAGGAATATTAGGAATGACGGGAACAACCTTTCTTAGCTCTACATCTCCTGGTTGTCCCGACCAGTCATCTGTTTCTCTAAATATATAACCAGTTCCAAGAGCGTTCTCATTTTGTACATGAACCTTCATGTCAGCATCAGGGTCTTTTCTTGGAGTATACTTATAAATTATAGTATTAATATCTAATCCTGGCGGTGTTGGTAAGACAGAACCCATAGACCAGTTAAGACCATTAGCAGCAGCATTTCCAGTTACTCCGTAGTAAGTTTGAATACTATCAGAGTAAGAGTAAGAGGCCCATAAGCACGCCACCAACACTGATAGCCTTATCTTTAACTTCACCAGTTTCTTCAGCTGTGTGTTTATCACGAAGAGTTTCTTCATGTGATTCCCATCCAATCTTAGCTTCTTCACCAATTTTTCCTTCATACGGACAAGGAGTACCTGCCATCATCATTGCGTCAAATACTTTTGGGTCTTGACACATAATAGATACAGCCGCAACTTTCATACCCATATCGTACATTGTTTTAGCGTTCTTCAGTCTTAAACAGTTTTCTTCTGTAAAAGTTGTGCCAGCTGAAATGCCTAAAATCTGTGTTTGTACTGCTCCTGCTACCCCAATCGTACAGAGATCTGAATTACTATTAGCCCCAAGTTGAGGAGAAATAGCTGAAGGAGGAGGCGACTTAACAGTAGTTTCCATTTGCCCGTTTGTAGTGACAGTGCTAGTTGATTCTGTAACAATAGTTTCAGCTAGTGCGTTAGTTGTTGTCAGAAATAGTAGAGCTACTATCAGTCTTTTCATCTGTTAAAGCCTTTTCATAATAAACTATAATTTCGTCTTGCTGGTTTAAGAACCGCCTAATGTCAGCAATATTAAGTGCTAAATTTTCATAGTCTCGCATAGAAAGAGCGACAAATGCGAGGTTTCCATACTGTTCTTCATACCAAATGAGAAACTCATCTAAGTTATCTTTTGTAACAACGTGAACCTGTGTATCAGTTAGTTGAAGAGGTTTCGGTCTCGCTACTGTTGGTATCTGAACCTTCTGTACTTGTGTCACTATTTTCACTTCCGGTTCCGGTCTCAGACTGCAACCACTCAGGAAGAGGGTAGTCAGTAGAGTTACCAGAATCATCCATGAAGCCACGCCAAAGTTTTGCAGTTGCGCCATTCATTTTTCCTTCTAAAGTTTTTGCGTCTTTCAACGCTTCAACAATTAAGTTCATGCGACTTAATTTGCCACGAAGCTCATCACTGTAAGCTTCTGCTTTTTGTAGGTCTGCTTGAAGTTGATTATTTAGTTTGCCTACCTTCTCCATCTCACCCTGCACTAAGGCAAGGCTAGACTCAGCTGTATCAACAGCAACTTCAAGTTTGGCATTATTTTCACGAAGAGTAGCAATACGAGCTTGCGAGTCAGTGTAGTACCAATAAAATACTCCACTAAGCGCCACCATTACTAAACCCATTGCTATAGCTAATTTAAGACCCATATGCATAATATATCGTATAACACTAGGTTTGGCAATTTATTTTAACCAGAAAGGTAGAAAATGACAAAAAATTGGCAGTGTCAAGATTTTGACACTGCCGTTGTCAGAAGTTTGACAAGTTAGGTTATTTAAGATCGTCTTGAGTAAGTGGTGGAAGATTTTTCATACGAGAAATCATTTCATCCATCTCAGCTTCTGGTAGTGGAATCATACCAGCATCAGCAAGCATACCATCCTCACCCCAATGCTTTGTCCACTCAGTCATATACTCCTCTACACCAGGAACAACACCGACATGAGAGTGTTTTACGTAAAAGTAAAGTGATCTTGAAATTGAGTATTCGCCATCAGCAATTGAATCAAAAGTCGGCTCACCACCATCAACAATAGCTCCTTCAAGCACATCACTGTTTTGGTCAAGATAAGAGAATCCAAAGATACCGTATGTACCAGTATCCTCTTGTAATTTTTGGACGATTAGGTTGTCTTGCTCGCCTGCTTCAATATAAGCTCCATCAGTACGCATAGCACGACATACTTTAGCTTTTTCACCAGCAGCTTTTAAAGCAGCCTTAGCAGCAGGGTCTTTTGCACAATAGCCTTTTTCATTAACCATCTCTACAAATGATGCGCGAGTACCAGAAGTAGTCGGCGGACCCATTACACGAATAGGGATATTTGGAAGATCTGGATTGATCTGATTCCAATGAGTATACGGATTATCGATAAAGTTTCCATTTTCATCTGGAACCTTTGCGGTGAGAGCTTTGCCTAAATCAGATTTAGAGATGTTTAGTCGCTCTCCTCCTCTAGCGTTAGCAACAACAATACCGTCATAGCCAACTTTAATCTCTGTTACTGTAACACCGTTTGCAGTGCAATATTCAAGTTCTTTCGGTTTCATGCGCGAAGAGGCATTACCAATATCAATATATTCTGTACCACTTCCTTGACAAACACCTTTTTTACCTACGGATGAGCCTCCAGACTCAACAACAGGGGTTTTAAAAGCAGGATTGGTACCGAGTCGTTCTGCTATAATGGTAGCAAAAGGTAAAACAGTAGATGATCCTGCAATAGAAACATAGTCTCTAGCATTAGCAACGCTAGTAAATAAAGAAACAGCAATAGCTGAAAGAACAATTTTTTTCATATCAAACTCCTATAAGAATGGGAGAAAGTAGTGCTTTCTCCCATTTATTAAATTATAACACAAAAATGTTACAGTTTTATTACAATTTAAACTAAAAAGTAAAGTACACTGATTGCAGCGATAGCAAGGCTACCACCATTAAGGTCAGCCATACGTCCACTTAGTGCTTTTGTAATTGCATAGGCAATAAAACCTAAAGCAATTCCATGTGCGATACTAAATGTTAAAGGCATCAGTACTGCTGCTAATGCTGCAGGAGCATACTCTGTAACATCATCCCAATCAATATCAGCAATATTGCGTAAAAAGTATGTAGCAATAAAGATTAGTGCGGGTGCTGTGGCATAGGCTGGAATGCTTTGTGCTAGCGGTGCTAAGAACAGACAAGCACCAAACAATAAAGCAACGACAACAGCTGTTAAGCCAGTTTTACCGCCTTCTTTTATGCCAGCTCCACTCTCAATATATGAAGTAGTATTAGAAGTACCGACTAAAGCACCTGCTGTTGTAGCAACTGAGTCTGCGAGCAATGCACGATCAATTCCTTCAACCTCACCGTTTTCATTAACTTTACCTGTTAAGTTGGCTACACTGGTAAGTGTTCCAGCTGTATCAAAAAAGTCAACAAATAGAAAAGCAAAAGCAGTTCCAATAAAACCAGCAGTAAATAGCATACTAAAGTCTAGTTTAAAAGCATGCTCAGGACTTGGAATAGCTCCCGCTACACCATTAAGGTCTTGTAATCCTGTCACCCAAGCAATGATAGATACGGCAAGAATACCAAGAATCACAGCTCCTGGTACCTTGCGTTTATCTAGTACAGACATGATGATAAACCCAAGACCAGTAAGTAATACAGGCCAGCTTGTGACATCACCAAGACCAACTAGTGTTGCTGGATTATCTACCACAACACCTGCGTTTTTAAGACCAATAATAGCAAGAAATAGTCCAATCCCTGCTCCAATACCAAGTTTCATACTTCGTGGGATGCTATTAATAATGTATTTTCGTGCTGGAGTAATACTAAGCGCAATAAACACTACACCTGCTACAAATACAGCTGCCAGTGCTTGTTGATAGGTATATCCCATACCAAAAATCACACCAAAGGTGAGAAAAGCGTTGAGCCCCATACCAGGTGCTAGCGCAACAGGCCAATTAGCCCAAAGTCCCATAATTAGCGTACCAATTACAGCAGCAATAATAGTCGCTGTAAATACAGCGCCAAAAGTCATTCCACTTCCCTCCGTAGAGAGGATAGCAGGATTTACTACAGTAATATAGGCCATAGTAAGAAAGGTTGCGATACCAGCCATAACTTCTGTACGAATAGTCGTACCAGCGGCTGACAACCCAAATAGTTTTTCTAACATATAATTCTCCTGTTAGTTTTGTAGTTTACCAATTTAAAAATCAGTATAGTTAAAACACTTTTTAACTTTAGTCACTACTACCTCCACTTCGGAGTCAGTCATGTGCGGATTTGAGGGGATAGTAAGTGATTTTTTTGCGTACATATCACACATAGGGTGAAAATCTGAAACAATCCAAGGAAGATTACAAAATGCATCAGGATAGTGACATTCTGAATCAACTCCTTCAGCGTATAATATTTTAAAGAATTTAAATTTGTCAGGAACCATTATAGAATATTTATGATAATTAGAAGAGGTGTGTAAAGACATAGGTCTTATAGGAACTATGTCTTTAAATTCAGAATCATAGTAATCATTTATTTGTTTACGTCTATCTTGCCATTTAAGGTAAAACATAGTGGAGGTAAGAATTTGAGCGGCTACATTTTCATGTGGATGTGCGTTGATTCCTTTAGAAGTCCACGCAGAAGTTCTATAAGGTTTACCATGTTTTCTCATGTATAAAAGATCAGCATAAAGTCGAGTATTGTTAGTTAATATAGCACCGTGTGTACCAAAACAGGGAAGAGGTTTATTTTCAGCAAAACTTAAACAAACAATATCACCTAGTTCAACACTATCCCTATGTTTGTATTTAGAGAAGTAGCTCTGAGCTGCGTCATTAATATAATTTAAATTGTGTTTTTTACAAAAACTTTCTATTAAATCGTGATTATGAACATCGCCATAAAGACCTGTAGCAATAAGAGCTTTAGCGTGTTTTGGGATATCAACTGAAGTAATATCCATCTGACCGCATTCATCAATTTCACATAAAATTGGATCAGCCCCTAACATAGTAACGGGAGTTAAACTAGCCATACAACTATAACCAGTTATAATAACCCCATCACCGGGCCCAATTCCAGCTGCAAGCAGGCTTAAACTAAGAGCCTGAGTTCCGCTAGTTACTAAAAGTGCGTGTTTTCTATTAGAGTATTTCTGTAACCAATGTTCGACCTCACTTACATAGGGACCATCAAATACTTTATCACTACTAATAATCTTATCAAGAAAATAGTGATAAGTATTTTTTACTTCAGCATATCTTCTGTCTAAGTTATGAAATTTGATCATTAAATATACCTGTCAAGGATACAGTGTATTGAGGAGTATACCCAAAGTTAGAACTAGCGTGACCTTGCCCAAAGGGTATCTCATATACGTCTCCAGCATTCCAATTGGCTAAGATAGTTTTAGAAATTTGAAACACATGTCCATCTTCCCAAGGCAATACTGGAAACCAAAGTCTTTTTATCTCACCTAGTTCGCAGGTTTTATCCTGCCTATTGATAGACAGTTTGTCTCCGAATTTTTTGCAATAATTAGCAATATCGTCAATATGCCAAGCAACTCCATGACCAGGTAGCTTGATTAAGAGACGAGCTAACAAAAACTCGGATCTCAGTCTCATCTTTTTGATGTTTGACTCACCGATTAAATCAAGAAGCAAACGGTTAGTTTCTCCGTGAAGGCCGTAGTTTAATTCAAAAGAATTATATCTATTTCTGCCTAAAATGTTATTTGTAGAAGCGTAAAGAGAGGCTTTTTCAGAATAATGAGATTTAGGTTCTTCCCAGTTTTGGTCAGCTAGCTCAAAGTTATCTGTACTAAAAGTAAGCCAATCGGATGGTTTTATATCAATATTACATATTTTTTCAACAGAAACAGGTGAAAGAGAATCGAAATCCTCTTTCATTTTTAACCAAGGTTTGGAGTTGATTAAATTAACAAAATCTTCTTTAAGCAATGGCTCTCATTCTTTGTACGAGTCTGTCAGCACGCTTAGTAACTTGTCGATACCAACGCGAATCAACCATCTCATCGGCTGCTGCATTCCAGTCACGAGCATCAACTCCACGTTTCATGCCTTTAAACTTGGACAAACGAGGACGACCCATGTTAAACATCATATTAGCTATAATCCTTTGAGCTTCTTCTGGCAAATCGTCAAAGTCTGAGTATAGCTCGTGGCAATCTGACAAGACTGTTTGGATATCCTGTTCGAAGGCCTCATTACATCGAGATTCCTCGATTGGTGTTCCAACCGGTAAGCCGTGTTCTGGATCGGATTCAAGTACGAGGTGACCAATACCAAAAGTAGGCAACCCAAGATGATCCAAATAAATCTCATGAACTACTCCTTCGTCATAGGCGATTTCTTCTCTTAGTTTTTCAATATTCATAGTTTCTCCTTAATTATAGTCTTTTTTAATATGTAATTTTTTCATGTAGTAATCTTCTCTATCTTTATCCATAGTCTCACGCATGCGCTGAACAGATTTAAGTTCTTGCTTGCCCAAAACAGTTATTTTTTGAGACCACTCATCTCTTTTAACAGGAACAACTTGACAAATAGGAGTTCCTGCAGGAATGAGCACAGGTTTTCCTCCAGGCTCTAAATCTGTGTGTAAAAAGGGTATATTTACAACATTATTGTAGACATCAGAATCAACTAACCCTGTTAAGGGAATAATAGGAGATTCTAAACGATTAATACAAGGAAGAAAAAGTACAGAATAATTTTTTGGTGTCTCAATCACCCATGGATTCATATATTTTAGAATCTTCATATTTTCAAAGGCAGACCCCATGACTTGAGAAGATGGGTGAGACTCGATAGGCCTCCATTTGTTTACAAGCATTTCATGATGTTTATCAATATAAGGTAAATGAATAGTGCCATCTGGTTTAAGCTCAATAATTATGTCCATATGACATAACATGGTATAACCAGCAGTCATAGCATCAAGAAAAGGCATGCACCTTTTAACCGAAGATATTCGACCTAATTTATCGTCTTCTACTTTTGGTGAGATATGTTTAAACCAGTTAGGAACTACTTTTTTAGATGGAACAGGTGGTAATACAATTTGATCAGGAAAATCATGTATTAAATTGAATTTGATAGTTTTATTTGACATTGCCTAAGTATTGGGTTGAACAAATGAAGTTGGAATATCTTCCTTATTAGTCTTTACAGTACCACAATCACAAACATCACAACCACAAGTTTCGCAATCTGGAGAGTAGCAATGGCACGAATGACCGCAACTTTCACATGTTTTTGCAGTTTCTGGAGTCAAAGTGCGTCTCGTGATTCTAAAGAACAGTTTTCTTTTCGTTGAGTAACCCAGGATAATTCTTGAATCAATCGTGTATACCACTGTTTGTCATGAGGGTCTCTTGCATTTTCTCTATCTGCCTTAAGTTGTTTAATGCGAATATTGACGTAGTCTTCCATAGAGTTTTTCTTTTTTCTCAACCTTGTAGGTTTTGTGATGATTTTATCTTCGAGAGGTATTCCGAAAGAATATTGCATGTTGTTTCCTATCTACGTTTTAAACCACGGGTGTATTTTTGACTCTTTGGAGGCGATTTTTTAGATCCACCAGGTCCGGCCCAAAGTACTTTATCTGCCCAGTAAGCAGCTGACATCTTTCCTTTTGCGATGTTTTTTGCGTGGCGAGCTTTAAAACTTCTACGTGCCTCTGGAGAATAGTTGTGCCCCATTGAAGAATCTCCAAAGTGTATAAGTCGCACTTTATCTCCCTCTTTAGCGAGGACCATTCCTTTTTTCTCTGGTCTGTTTGAGCGTCTTGGTTTATTGAATCCATCGAATTTAGTTCCTCTATATTCAATTTTACCACTTGGTAAGCGTTTTACTCCTGGATATTTTGACATTTACCATATCTCTCTTTAATTTCATTCACAATTTGCCATTGGCGGTGTGTTAATTGCGGGTATTTATTTTGAGCATTTATACAGCCAAGTATAAAGTCTTTTTCAGCATCCGTCAAAGCCTGTTTATCAAAAAAATCTTTGAGAGGTTTTTTAATACGTCTTGTCATCAATATTTCTCAATAGGTACTTGTTTATCTTCCTTCTCGTCATGCTCTGGGATGTCATAGATAAAAGGATCAAGTTTCATTAACTCTTCTTTTTTCCTCTGAAACTCTCTTTCAAACTTCCACTCATCAATTATATTTTTAATCCAGCTGATCATATTGTTGTCTCCTATTTTTAAGTAAAGATAAAAACGGCACAGCATCTTGTTCAAAAACTATAGGGTCAGCACCGTCAATAGTCATAATAATTGCAAGGTCTCTAATACCCGTTCCATACATTTCGTTATGGGCAACAGCATAAGCGCATCCTTGAATGTAGTAGTCTGTAATTTGTTTAGAGGATTTTTTCTTTTTTGACGTTTTAAAATCAATGATCGTAGGCTTACCTTTCCAGATACCAACCATATCACAACGACCTGCATACTGATATTTATTTGACCAAAGTACTTGTTCTTGTCCCCAAACTTCTTCAATTCCTCGTTCAGTAGCACGAATCAAGTCACGACTCATTTGACGAACATCTAAGCGCTCTTGTGTTAAGTCTGCCCATACATCTTCGCCATTAAAATGTCTTTCAGCATATTCATGTACTAAAGTACCTCGGTCAGTAGCTTCTTTTGATACTCTGCGAGCCTCTTCTTCACCTACACGCTCAATCCATTTTTGAAGCCAAGTATTATCAGAAGTTTTACCTAAAATAGTTGTGATTGATGGATAGGAACCATCTGGAGTGTGATACGTTCTACCTGTCGGTAAGGTATCTGTGTCTACTTCAGTCGTATATTGAAATTTCTGTTTTGAAATCTTCCACAGTGTTGACAATAGGTTTCCCTTTCTTATTTAAACTTGTATTAATCAGTATCGGATACCCATACTGTCTCGTGATTTCAAGAACTTTCCATAAGTACGCATTAGAAGAACCTGTAACCATCTGTAACCTAGCAGAATTATCATGAGTTTTAAAGTTTCCACCAATAATATCAGCGATAAATAACATATTCGTATCAGGTTGATAAACTTTAAAAAACGTATCCATTTCTTCTTTTTGACACACAGGAGCGTAGGGTCTCCAAGAGTCTGTCTCTCTTTGTTTAATCTTATTTAGTTTGTTAATATTAACTTCTGTCGGGGCACATAGAAAAGATCTATTACCTAAAGCACGTGGTCCAAACTCTGCCCTACCTTGAATGATAGGAACTATTTTACCTGCTATTATGTCTTTTGCTGCTTCTTCAGGGGTAATATTGTTATTTGAATATTTTCCTAAATAAGCATTTTCCCATAAAGGTCTTGATATAAGTGCTGCAGCCCCTAAAGCACACCCTGCATCTCCTGCTGCGGGTTGAATTGCGATGTGGTTGAATCCTGAGTGTTTTACTAAATAGGTGTTTGCAACACAGTTAAGAGCTACTCCGCCAGCATAAGCTAAGTTAGTAAGCCCTGTTTCTTCTTGGAGCCATGTTGCAAGAGCTAAAAGAATATTCTGTGTTACTTGTTGAACTGATGCAGCGATGTCCCAATCTAAAGCACCAGAACCAACTCCTCGCTCCATATTCTGTAAAAAAGTATAGTCGCCCTCTCCATTATAATCTACTATTTTTTGATTTATCCAAGAAGCCCACTTAGGTTTTCCATAAGAAGCAGCACTCATAACTTTGCACTCATCAGAAAGAGGAGTAAATCCTAATAAGCGAGTCGCAGAACTATAAAATAATCCTATAGAATTTGGATAACGAAAGCGCTTAATCCACTCTATCTCACCATTACGATAAACTCCTAATGATGTTGAATAGCGATTGCCAACTGTATCAACAACCATTATGGCACACTCTGTCCAGTCAGTCATTAAGATAGAACTCATAGCATGAGCTTCATGATGATCAACTAAAACAGGACGTGCTGAGGTAAAACGTTTGATGTCAGATTTGAATTGAGAATAAGTAGTTTCTTCATAAAAAGCCGCAAACTCCCAATCATCATGAGAATCTCTTAACCAACTGATTGTTTTCTCAGGAAATGATTTATCAAACTTCTGACGAGAAAACCGCTCTTCATGTGAGGCGCCCAAAATTCTTGTGCCGTTGATAGACACTGCTGCACTATCGTGATGATAAGAGCTCACTCCTAAAATCTTCATTAAAATACCTTATAGCTAAGTCAAAATAAGTTGTTGTAGTAAAGCCATTATAGCCTACAGAAGTTAGGAAGTCAACAAAAGTCCATCTTTTGTTATCTACGGTGGGTTGTATTCTATGAACCATAAAACAAGGAAATGTCACAGTTTTTCCAGGGCTTGGATAAATTCTTGCTATAACCTCATTTGGGGTTGGATAGTCAAAGTCAGCCTCTAGATTGCCGGTAGGGTTCCAATCTCCTATCTCAAGAGGTTTACCTTCAGTAAGATAAATTATTCTTGTCCAATAACGACCGCGACGAGGATTAGAAAGCTGTCTTCCTTCAAAAGAAAAGGAGTCAGAGTGCCAATCATAAACATCACCCTGCTCTAATAAAACAGCTGTTTTATCTTTAAGCCTACAGATAGTTCTTTGCTGGTGATTGGGATCAGAAAAAGAGTTAGCCTCTATATATTTCAATAGAGGCTTGATATTTCTTTTGACTAAATCATTAGTGTAGATTTTTATACAGTCTTGCCAGTCTTCATGAATAAAGTCATGAACAGGCATCAACCCACTCTTTGATTTCTTCCCACTTTTCTTCTTCTTCAGCTAAGTTTTGCTTACGAACAATTGTAGCAATCTTAGTGACTGTGGCTACAGGAATCGCATATTCAGTCTTAATATCTTTTTTCAATTCTGAGATAGATTCTCTAATTGACTCAGCCTGAATCATAAGATCTACAATACGATTAATTTCTTTTTTTACTTCTTCTTTTAGTGCTACTTCCATGATTACCTCTTTTGTTAATTAATGATTAATTATATTAAACTAAAGAGCAGAATGCAACTATAGATAATAATTTAATAGATATTATGTACTAAATTTTTCTTCGGCGAGAGACTGCACCAGACTTGCTGAAGATTCCCAAACACCGTTTTCTTGAGAATCATTTTCTGCAATTTTAGCTGAGATTAAGTTTGGTGCTAGAGCGATGAACTCTTCTTTAGTGACAGTCACAGAAATATCTGTAACAGATAAGTAGATCTCAGTTTTTAGAGGATAAAGTGACAGAGGCTTTCTTTGGACAACACAAAACCAACGATCAGACTCAAAATCTTGAGGATCTGTAGGATCTACAGGAGGTTCAGGAGTAAGGTAGACAGACTCAATATCAAAGTCATCTGATTCATAAACATTAGCCATTAGTATTTCTCATACTTTCTTTAAAATAAGTTGATATTAATATAATCTAAAACAGATTACTTGTCTATACAATTTTAAACAAGTTTAAATGATTGTCTTACCTTCTCAGGTTTGTGTCTAATTAGCTTTCTTTCTTGAAGAGTAGACATAGCTTCATTAAACATCTTCAAACTATTTTCACTTGACTCTTGCTGGTTTAAAATGAGTAACTTCTGATGAACCATGTTCAAAGCAGTTACAAGATTAGCTGAGCCTATAGCACGTGAGCCTTTAAAATCACCTTCAGTACGAGGTCTGACTAGTTCAAAAAGAACATTTTCCCAAACCTCGCCTGAATCGTCATCATATACCTCAACGGGCATGCCGCCAACAATTTTCCACACGAGTGCAGTTATATCGTCTTGTTTCATAAAACCCCCAGCTGGCAGCCTTCGGCTGCTAGTTAGACGGCCCAATCATCTCGATGCGAGGTATGGTAAAACCATGCTAGAGCCGTAGACACACGCTTCGCGTGAACTGTTTCATCTTGGCTCAATGCGTCAACAAACTCACGTTTGAAGCGGAGCCAAGGGTTACGAACATTTTTGACAGGCTTCATCACAGCGATATCACGCTGGTTCCAATGTTCACAACGCTTTGCATAAGCTGGCTGATCGTTAAGAGAACGAGTTGTCTCATCTAGCTTAGGCTTTAGTACTTCGTACAGCTCTTGAAAAGCCAAGCTTTTCTCACTATCATCTATGTCAGCAATGCAAATGCGACGAGCATTACGTACTAAATCTCTATAGGCGTTGCGAGCAGTTAGTTTAAAGAACATTTTTCTTCCTTTATAAATAGCATAAATCGTGGGTAAAGACAAATTAAAAATTGAAAGTTTTAGAGATGATGTCGTCCAGAGAAGTCTCTTCTGATTCTTGAACGATTGTATCTAAGTAAGTGGGCGGATAGTGAACTCCGTTTTTTGACCAGAAGTCACGAGGATTATGATAGTGCATCCGAGGAAGTGTTTTCCAATAAGCATTAATTCGCTGAACAGCACGATCATACTCATCATAAAACGGAGCATGAATTGAGATGCGATTGCGTGCTTCGCCCATCCACTCATGAGCTAACCACGGATTCCAACGAGCTACATTTTCCGCTTCTGAGATTGTGCGACGAATACTCCAGTCTGAATAACCAGAGTTGAAGATTGATGGTTTTGCTTTAGCCATTGATTGCCTTATCCTGTAAGTGGTTGAAGTGATCTACTACATCTACAATAAACCGAGCTGCAAAAAACTCGCCATGAGAGTCCTTCAGTTCATAGTATTCTTGCATTGTGTCAGGAGAGTGTTGCTGCAAGATAGCTTTTGCTTCTTGCAGAGATGGTCGCTTGTGCATATGCGTTCC